AGTCTAGCAATATGCTTAGCTCTGCAGTACAGGATGTAACTTAGTTTCATACAAGGTTTAAGGAGAGTATAATTATGCCAGATAATACATTATCAACTTTGGAGCAAATAAGAATCAAAATCAGGAGGCTAACAAGGTCTCCATCACAACAGCAAATAACAGACGATCAAATAGAAGACTATGTAAATACATTTATTCTTTATGATTTTCCTGAGCATTTGAGAACGTTTACCCTTAGGACGACATTAACGTTTTATACAAAACCATTTATAGATACTTATTCTGGTGATGATATATCGGAAAACTTCGATAATGCTTATACAAATGTTTATGGCAATGCTTATCTTGCAGGTAATAAATTATTGTTTGCTCAGAGTAGAGAGCGTTTTTTTAATATATACCCTAAGGTTGAAAGTATAAAGTCAATTGGGACTACTGGTAACGGTGTTACTATAAACTTTACTGGTACCCTTTCTGGTACTCCAATGTTAAGAGAAAACGTGTCTTTTACCTCGATAGGTGCCAACACTGTAGGTTTAGAAATGCATGATGTTCCAAATACTCCCAATGACGGTGAAGGAACCTTTAGCGGAGATATTGGAGCTGCCGGATCAATAAATTACACAACCGGTGCTTATGATATTACATTTAGCAGCGCTCCTGCAAGCGGTGAAAGTATATATAGTCAAACGGTTCCATATTCTGCAGGAATGCCAACTGCTGTTTTATATTATGATAATAAATTAACATTTAGGCCTGTTCCAGAAAAGTCTTATAGGGTAGAGCTAGAAGTGGCAAAAAGACCTTCTGAAATGCTTTCAGACGCATCGATGAACGAATTATCTCAATGGTGGCAATATATCGCATATGGAGCAGCTAAAAAAATATTTGAAGATCGTATGGATATGGATAGCGTTCAGCTTATAATGCCAGAATTTAGAAAACAGGAAACTCTTGTAAACAGAAGAACCATAGATCAACAATCTAAAGAACGTTCGGCTACTATCTATACAGATCTTTATGTAAACAGAGGTAATAATAATGGCTTATAATGAAAATATTCCAGCAGCAAACGATTTATTGTCACAATCACAGGCAGACATACAGCAAAACTTTGCTGCGCTTAAAACATTTCTAGAAACAAATCATGAGGCATTTGCTGATGCAAGTGAAGGCAAGCATAAGCATGTAACCTTTCCAGAACAAGGTGCTGACGTAAGCACTGCAGCTAATGAAAAAGTTATATATGCAAAAGAATCTGCTCTTACTAATGTTTCAGAACTATTCATAAGAAATGAAAGTGATGGAACTGTTACAGAGTTTACTTCTTCTGGTCAGGCTACTACTGGGTGGACGCGGCTTCCTTCCGGGATACTTATTAAATGGGGAACCGGAAGTGTTAATGCTAACTCTTCTGCTACAGCAACATTTGATACAACAGTAGCTTTTTCGGCTATCTATACTGTATCTGTATCAAGACAGGGTCAATCTGGAGATTCTGGCGCGATGTATTATCAAGCATATACCACTACTAACGTTACTGTTTATAATGCTAGCAATAACGGGCCAAGGGCTTTTACATACTTTGCTATAGGGATTTAATCATGGCAAAGCAACGCTTTTTGATTGCTCCTATAAAAGACGGTTTGAGGACAGACCTCAAGCCATGGATGCTCCCTGAGAGTGCGTTTGAGCGATTGAACAATGCTTATATGTATGAAGGTCGCATAAGGAAGAGGTTTGGATCAACTTATACTGGTACTGGTTGGTCAAGTTCAGCAACACAGTCTTTACACTCAAGGTTAAGAATAGGATTAACTGGTGGTTCTGGTATAGGTACTACTGATGGCGCTGGTGCAGCCACAGGAACAGTACCAGGGTCTATCTTTAAGGTTGGTCAGCTTTTTTCAATAGGTTCAGAATTTTTTACCGTATATCAAACTGGTACTCCTTCAGATATGTTGATAACTGGTTCAACAACTACGGCTACATTTAATACAACTACCGGTGCTTACGTATTTGCTGGAGCAACACCTGCTACGCAGATATATTTTTATCCGGCAGAACCGGTTATGGGTCTTGCAAACTTTGAGACAAATACTTTAAACGATAGGCCATCAATAGCTTTTGATACGCAGTTTGCCTATGAGTTTGCGGGTGGTTTTTGGACTAGAATTGGGCCAACTGCTGGCAGTATATTTAATGGAGACAATGCTAATTTCTTTAAGACAACAAACTGGGATGGACTTACATCCGATGCTAACTTGCTTTTTGTGTCAAACTTTAATGCTTCTGTTCCTGCTGGCGCTAGCGATGACCCAATGTGGAGGTATGACGGAACAGGAATTACTGGTTGGACAGCTTTTCAGCCTATATTTATTGTAGGTGCAAATTTCGTAAGAACAGCAAGAATAATTATTCCTTTTAAGGATAGGTTATTACTGTTAAACACTATAGAAAACGATGGTGGGGCAGGTCTAGGTGTAAATACCGCACATCCAAATAGATGTAGATTCTCACATAATGGTAGCCCTATTGCAGCTAGTGCTTTTTACGAGCCTAATCAGGTGGGATCTAGTGGTGGTGGATGGATAGATGCGGCTACAAAAGAAGAAATTATTGGTGCTGAGTTTATTAAAGATCGCTTAATAGTCTACTTCGAAAGAAGTACCTGGGAAATAGCTTACACTGGCAATTCTGTGCAACCATTTGTTTGGCAAAAGATAAACACCGAGCTTGGTTCAGAATCTACATTTTCTTCTGTTCCTTTTGACAAGGTAGTGCTTAGCATTGGTACAACTGGAATACATGCCTGTAATGGAGCAAATGTAGAAAGAATAGACAATGAGATACCAAATCAAATCTTTGAGATAAGAAATGATAATGATGGTCCATTGAGAGTTGCCGGAATAAGAGATTATTACGTAGAAATGGTTTACTGGTCTATACCAGCTTCAAATTCAGATAATTATGCTGAAACATATCCTAATAAGGTTTTAGTTTACAACTATAAGAATGGAACTTGGGCAGTCAACGATGACTCTATTACGGCGTTCGGTTTCTTCGAGCAACAAATTGGTGAAACCTGGGCATCGTCAACTTTTCCATGGCTATCGGCAGATTTTATATGGAGTAGTGGTACCTTACAGCCGCAATTTAGACAAATCATAGCAGGAAACCAGCAAGGTTTTGTGTTTAAGATAGAGCCAGACATATCAAGTAACGAAAAAGTATTACAGATAACAAACGTTAGCCTTAGGGCTGGAAACGCTTACAATGTAGACATCGTTGATCACAATCTTGCAACGGATGATTATATAAGAATAGATAATTGCCAAGGTCTGAACGGTGTTAACGGAAACATATATAGAGTAGCTGTTTTTGATACAGGGCAAGTTGTAATATTAGAACCAAATCTAACTGGAACATATACTGGTGGTGGAGTAGCTTCTAGGGTTTCTAGGATAGATATTTTAACTAAAAGATATAATCCGTTAATCAGGACTGGTGGTAATGTATCTATTGATAGCGTTGACTTTGCAGTTAAGAGTACTCGTGAAGGAGAAGTTACTGTAGATTATTATCCTTCATCCTCTTTCGTGCCAATGATAGAAAGCGGAGAGGCGACAGGTTCGATTCTTGGAAACAATGTTCTGGAGACAACCCCTTATAGCTTAATTCCATTAGAGAGTTACCAGCAGCTTCTGTGGCATAAGGTATATTTTGCATCATCCGGAGATAGTATTCAGTTGAGATTATATCTTAGTGATAGTCAGATGACTGACGTTGGTGCTGCATTATCAGGTTTTGAGTTGGAAGGTTTTATTCTTAATGTTTCATCAGCAGGAAGGTTAGATTAATGCCTAAAAATGAAATTGGTGCATTTGTACCAACGACTAATATATGGGATCCGACGGAGATATATTCTACAGAGGTAACAAGTCCAGAATTTAAAGAATTATTGGTTCGCTTGTATCAAAATCTTAATTCTATGTCTATTGCCCTAAATCTAAAAGATACTGGGTATTATGATACTTCAGAGTTTA